CATACATAACTTTTACATTAAACAATCAGAAACTTCGATGTGTAGTTATGTGAATGAGTGGGGTATAATAAATAGGTCGCGTTTATCTATAAAAGGACTGAATGAAACGATCATTGTATATACTGTATGTATTTTGAATATTTTAAGTAGATATACGATGGGTATTGAGAAAACGATTCTATATAAACTGTTTGCTCGGATTGTAAAGTCGTGTTTTGGCGTTGTATTGGAAACCTATTGTATGTGATAACAAGCGTATGTGATAACAAGCGTATGTGATAACAAGCGTATGTGACAACGATCGATTATTATCATTTTATATAGTATAAATGACCTTCAAGAATATTTCCCAGTTTGCCAACACAAGTGACTATCTCCCAATATTCAACGGGGTCCTGATAACCGATATGATTGTAATCTGTCTCCTTATCGGTGGTGCGATTAAATCGAATGTTCTGAAAACTTGGTACGCAGATCTAAGTTTAAGCGCCGTTATTGCCGATGTGTTGATCATTTTCATCGGTATCATTTTAGCGCGTTTTTTGTATCCCTATATTTTCAGTGAATACTCTCTGATCAAGTTCATTGGTTTGGCAGTCGGCATACAGGTTGTGCATGATATTCTGTTTTATCAATTATGTGTGTCTGTCCCTCGCGGCAGATCGCATATATTGGACATATTCAAAGATTACGGAAGAGAGAATGGATATAAGGCGATTCTCTCGGATAGTGCAATGATGGTGAGTGCTATACTCATCGGCTCCTACTTGAAAGGCAAGAGTTTGAATTTTAATATGATCACGATGATTACTGCGGTCTATATAGTTCCGTATTTGATCTATAGTTTATAATTTATAGCGTGTAATTTATAGCGTGTAATTTATAGAGTGTAATTTATATCGCGTAATTTTTCTAATTTATGCATCTGATATCAGTTGCATAAATTTAATACTTTCGTTTCTTTCGTTTGGTAGCATTATTTGTCGAATAATAAATTCCCAAAAAGCTCTTTCTCTTCTTCGTGGCATTTCGTTTCTTATTCTTTGATTTCGCTGGTCCTTTCGTCGGTACCTTCGTCGGTGCTTTTTTTTCAGTCGGAACGACATCGCCCTTTTTGACAGCAGGTTTGTAATTCAAGAACCACTCATCATACTCTTTGGTTCCTTTCTTCGATTTTAGTTCGCTGAATACTTTATTTCTGTGTTCTCTCATCTCCGACACACTCTCCTGATGACCATAGCATGTGATGCTGAATCGGCGTAACAATCCCTTCTGCTCCAGACGATTCTTCTGCTGCACATCGAATAGGAATTTCGCCATGCACAATGTTCGTTCCGCAAACTCGCTGTAATATTCGCGATCAGCATACAAGAATGCAAGATAGAAATTCAACATCGTGTCGATCGTTGCAACCTTGACCTTTTGCCCGCTTATATTGATGACATTGTAGCTGTGACACGCAATCGGTTTATACACAAATGCAATCGAGTCTTTGCCGACGATAATTTCATGATGTTCCGGAATTATTTCACCAACTGGTTCATGCTTGATTATCTTAATATTTTTGATCCCAATATCACCGAGCCGTTCTTCAATAATTTCACAAGTTGTTTCTGGATCGTTCGAGAGAACATCGAAATCCGGAATATTTTCCACCTTCTGTTGCAGACCTTTTGGCATATAACGCGAATACAAATTGATCGCATATCCACCGAAGAATACCACACCCTGATTGACAAATGTGTCGCGGACGACCTTGTATATATCATCCTCGTGCGAAATATCATTCATTTCGCGCTGGTAGTCAATATCGTGACAATCCACAGTTTTCAAGGGATAGTATTTGTTGAGCAAATTGAGCCGCTTGAATACTTTCTCAAATCGATCAATTTGCCCAGCTGGTCGAGAGAGCTCCAAATACATTGCCATCTTCAAGAAATTAGCAGGACAATATAAGATACCTTTTACCCGGACCGCTTCCCTTTTCAATGCGTTGAATAGTTCGGGTGGAATGTAGGTGATGTCGGCCACACCCATAAAATTGCAGAACACCTTGAATGTGCCCTTGTGAGCACCCGCCTTCGCCTCAACTTCCGTGTAGCCCTTCTTCGCGTAAATGTCGGCCAGCTCTTTTGCGTCCTCCAACGCATTCGGGGAATAGAAATCGTAATCGCTGACTTCGACATCCTTGTCATATATCTTGTCTTGTTCTGGTAACAGCGCATCAATTGCAACGCCGCCGTAACAAATTAAATTCTTCTTTTTTAAGAAGTCTTCTACAATTTGGATCATCTCTTGGACTTCAGGTGTATTGACGAGTCGCTTTCCCATTTTCGTTTCCGCTAAATCAACCGCACTTCTAAGAATGGCTAATTCACATTCTTGAAATGTTAATGATTTATCGCACTTTACTGTTTGTTTCATTATACAATGGAGAGAAAAATATTTTGTAGGGTTCTAGACTGTAATTGTAACTCCAAGATCAGTATCTACACTCTTAGGCGCAGGATCTAGGGCTGGGTCTTGAGGGATCGGTGGATCAATTATAACAGGAACATACTTATCTTTATCTTGTTTCATACAGAATGCATACCCACAATCATCAAAGAAATTTATATCGCTAATCAAATAGTTATCAACATATTGATAGCGCATTGCGACCATCTGACACCCCATAGCTCTTGATAAGTTCGCGCTTGGATTTGGAGGATTCACGCCGCCATCTGGTAAAACAATTGTCATAAAACCACCTTTATTGTAGTTCTCCAATTCTTCCAAATCGGGTGGGTTTTTCACTTGGAAATATTGAAAGCATCGAATATTATCCGAATGACTTGTTGCATTTATAAGAGCCGTTAAATCGGAATTCTCTTCAAATGATTTATTTCCTTGGTCAGCGATCAAAACAATTTTATTCTTGAGTTGAGACAACTTGAACTTCGTACCAATGTTCTCACCATTTGTGTAGCTATGCTGAGCTCCTAGAAGTTTCGAACTATACTTTTGAAGTATTTTCACCAGCGCTTTATACATATTCTGGCTGTTACTCTTAAATCGCAAATGAAGAATTATTGGGTCTGCGGGGTTTGGTGCTCCGTCACTGAATGCATATAGATCGATAATTTTCATAACATCTACGAACTTAACAATGTTGTATGTTTCCTTAACATAATAGTTATTGGTAGTCGAAGTAGAAACAACTGGTTCTCCATCAACGGAATATATTTCAAAATCTAAACACCTGGCACCTTGTTTGATGATAGCTTTCAAATTGCAAATATCGACATAATCATTCTTGTAGCTTCCACCGGAACAGCAATTATATGCTGTTTTTATGTAATAGTTACATAAGAAATCATTGCATGATGTTGTAGTAGCACAATTTGATTTTATTTTACCATTCACCTCACCATACATTTTGTTCATGTAACTACACTCTTTTTTCTGTAGTTTGCTATCTCTGTAGATGTATAAAAGTGACATACATATAATAAAAATTACGATTCCTAGAAGCATGGACGATACGAAATTTTCATCTAAACTTTGTATTTTTGCAGCAGCATCTTTTACTGTATCTGTAGCCTTCTTTAATGTATTTGCAACTTTATCCTTTGTCGTCGACATTGTTTAATATATAGGTAGAGTAATTTTTCACAATTAAATATTAAATAAATCTGTGTATATAGTAAAATGGCAGGTGGCTTAATGCAATTAGTGGCTCAAGGCCAGCAAAATGTAATATTAAATGGTAATCCTAGCAAAACATTCTGGAAATCTAGTTATGCCAAATACACCAATTTTGGACTTCAACATTTTCGGCTGGATCACGAAGGCACACCAAATCTTCGTCTAACGGAACAATCCACATTCGTATTCAAAGTGAAGCGATACGCCGACCTGCTGATGGACTGTTATTTGTCTGTGACTCTTCCCAATATATGGTCGCCAATAATGCCACCGCAACCAATAATTGGAACAAACCCACTTCAATACACAACTTGGGCGCCTTATGAGTTCAAATGGATAGATGATCTGGGAGCGCAAATGATCAGCAAAATAAGCATTACTTGTGGTAATCAAACTCTACAGGAGTATTCTGGACAATATTTGCTCGCGGCAGTGCAGCGTGATGTTGGGAAGAAGGGTCTCTTCGACGAGATGTCGGGAAATACCGCAGAGTTCAATGATCCCGCCAACGACAGAGCACATGTGAACTCTTACCCGAATGCCTATTACACTGAATCTCCTGCTGGAGCACAACCTTCGATCAAAAGTAAGACGATTTATGTTCCGCTAGGCGCGTGGTTCAATATGCGCAGCACAATGGCGTTCCCCCTGGTAGCGCTGCAATACAATGAGCTACAGGTAAGCATAACACTTCGACCACTGTGTGAGTTGTTCCGCATTCGTGATGTGATGGACTGGGTGAATAAATTTCCGTATGTGGCCCCGAACTTCAATTTGCCTTATATGCAAATGTATCGGTTTCTGCAGACACCTCCGGCTGAAGACATTACTAACAACGATGTTTATATCGACAAGCGAACTGATTTTAATGCAGACCTCAATTTGAGTTGCACTTACTGTTTCCTTTCTAATGATGAAGCAAAGCTATTTGCCAAGAATGAGCAGAAGTATCTATTCAAGCAGGCTCGTGAAAACACTTTTTACAATGTCACCGGACAGAACAAGGTTGAATTGAACTCAATGGGGCTAGTTAGCGGTTGGATGTTCTATTTCCAGCGTTCCGATGTGTATTTGCGCAATGAATGGTCAAACTATACGAACTGGCCATACAACTATGTGCCGAATGATTCGACGCCTGGTCCTGCAAGTGGATCTATTATATATCCAGTAACTCCACCGGTTTCAATTGGGCCGGGAGTGAATGTTGATCAATCACCAACCGGTCTGTTCGTCTCCGGACCATACAGCCCACAGAACAATAAGGAGATCCTGGTTGGTTTAGGAATATTGTTGGATGGCCAATACAGAGAGAATAATCTCCCAGTTGGAGTTTTTAATTACATTGAGAAATATACGAGAACTGCGAGTGTTGCACCAGATGGTGTGTATTGCTACAATTTCTGCTTGAATTCAGGTCCATCTGATCAGCCTTCGGGGGCGATGAATATGAATAAGTTCAAAAACATCCAATTTGAATTTACTACGATAACTCCGCCACTAGATCCTTTAGCGCAATCATTGACGATCTGTGATCCTGATACGGGGGAAATTGTTGGAATCAATAAACCGACTTGGCGCATTTTCGACTATAATTACAATCTGTATGTCATGGAGGAGAGATATAATGTTGTAACATTTATTGGTGGTAATGCGGCATTATTGTATGCGACCTAATCCATCCACCTTTCATTGCAATAGAGAAAAGGTGGAGCCAAATTCGAAGGGAAAAGCGTTAAAGCGAAGCAAGAGCCAAATGCAAATCAAATATCCTCATTCGATGCAAGTGGGCCGTAATCGATGAATTCACCGGTCATTGTGTAACCGACAGGATACGATATTTCGCCTTGGATCTTGTATCGTTTGTCGAATTCTTTTTGGCTGTTATCAAATGCATGTTTCCAAGTGTTTGTGCCAAAATTTGGCATCGGTGGTCGAACGGCGAATCCTTCTCTAACAAAATACATCCATATACAAAACAAGACAATAGCAATGATTATATAAACCTGCATATA